GCAGTTTAAGAAGTTCACCCCCGGCACTATGCAGCAGGGCAAGGCGATGGATGCCACCCTGACGCTGGAAACCACCTACATTCTGGTGGAGTACGACGGCAAGGAAAAGCTGCTGCTGAACAAGCTGACCGGCGAATACCGCGTGAACGGCGTTGACATTATGAGCAAAGTGAGGAGCCTGACCTGATATGAGCGAGAAGAAAACCACCCTGCCCGAAGCTGCCGCAGCAGACGGCAAAGAGACCAAGATCGACGTTGTGGCCGGTAACGCCAAAGCGCTGGTTGAACAGACGACCGAGGACGCCGCCCAGGAAGAAGAAAACCCGCTGCTTTTGAAGCTGCCGGTGCCGTACACTTTCGAGGGCGTATGCTACACCAAACTGGACTTGACCGGCGTGGAGAACCTGACCGCCGCCGACCTGATCCGCGCAAGCGACATTGTGGAGCGCAGGAAGAACCGCCCCACGATGGTGCTGGAACTGGATATGCAGTACTTGTTCACCTGCGCCAGCTTTGCCACCGGGCTGCCGCTTGAGTTTTTCCAGCGGCTGCCCGCCAAGGACGCCGTGAGCGTAAAGAACGCCGTCAGTGGTAGTTTTTTCTCCGAGTAAAGGAGCCAAAGCGTCTGCGCAAGGAGGCGCTGGCCCTTAGCATACAGACCAAGACAGGGTTTGATTTTTACCTAAATATGACCCTGCGTGAATTTTTTGAGGTAGACCATGAGGTGGCTGAATTATGGCAAGCAGTAAAGAACTCGAACTCGCAGTCAAGATAGCGGGCAAGCTCGACGCCTCGTATGGTAATGCCTTAAGCGGCGCAGCGAAACAGGCCAATGCCTGGAGCAAGACCGCGCAGAAAGCAGCCCAAATCGCCACCGCCGCGTTTGCGGCCGTAGGCACGGCGACCGCAGCAGCAACTGTGGTCAGCGTGAAAAATGCCATATCCTACGAAAGCAGCATGGCAGACGTGGCAAAGGTGGTTGATGGGCTAAAGGATGATAACGGCGAACTCACCGCGCAATACTACGAGATGAGCGACGCCCTGCTGGAACTAAGCACCCGAATCCCCATGACGGCCGAAGAACTGACCCAGATTGCAGCGGCAGCCGGACAAAGCGGCATCGCCCGCAAGGAAATCGTGGGCTTTGCCGAGGACGCCGCCAAGATGGGTGTTGCGTTTGATACGACCGCCGACCAGGCCGGAACCTGGATGGCACAGTGGCGAACCGCTTTCAAAATGAACCAGAAAGAGGTCACGACCCTGGCCGACCAGATCAATTACCTGGGTAACGTAAGCGGCGCCAACGCCCTGCAGCTATCCGGCATCGTTACAGCCGTAGGCAGCCTGGGCGACGTTGGCGGCCTGAGTGCCGCGCAGATTGCCGCCATAGGTGACACTATGGTCAGCGTGGGCGTGGGCGAGGATGTAGCTGCCACCGGCATAGCAAAGATGATCGCGACGATGACGGCGGGCAGCGCTGCCACCGAAAAACAGAGCAAGGTCTTGAAAAAGCTGGGCATTGACGCCACCGCCCTGGCCGACCGTATGCAGACCGACGCCCAGGGCGCCATCATCGACTTTATGGAGGCCCTGCAAAAGCTGCCGAAAGCAGAACAGGCCGCAGCGCTGAAAAACTACTTCGGACAGGAATCCATCAAGCCGATTTCGGCCTTGTACACGAACCTGGACGAATTGAAAAAGCACTTCGACCAGGTGGCCGACGCCAGCCTGTACGCGGGCAGCATGGAAGACGAATATGCCAGCCGGAGCGCCACGACCGAGAACAGCATCCAACTGGCAAAGAACGCCCTTATGCGCCTATCCATTACCTACGGCCAGATGTTCGCACCCTATGTGAAGCTGGCTGCAGATAAGGTGACGGAGTTTTTGAACAAGCTGACCGAAATGAAGCCGCAGATGGAAGCGGCGTTCGGTTGGATCATGAGCCACGGCAAGGAGATCGCCGCCACGATAGGCGGCATCGCCACGGCGCTGGGCGGCGCAGCAGTCGCCAGCAAGGCGAAAGGCGCTATCGACATAGGCAAGCAGCTGCTGGGCCTTGGCGGGAACGACGCTGCCGGGAAAGGCGCCACCAAGAAAATCAAGACCAGCCTTGTGCAGCAGATCACCGACATTGCTGCGACCGCAAGCCAGACCTGGAAGCAGACACGCGAACTGGCCGCCGTAGACGGCGCCGGGCCGCTGGCTCTGTTGGGAACGCTACCCGGCGCAGCCCTTAGCAGCGCCGCCGACACGAAGCCCGCCCAGGCCGTGACCGGCTACATTGCCAGAGTAAAAGAATCCTTTGCAGGGCTGAACCTGGGAAACCTGGACAACGAAGACGGCCTTGTGCAGCGCGTGACGAAGCACATCGGCGGGCAACTGCAGACCGGGATCCAGGCAATCAGCGAGAGCGCACCCGCACAGGCACTGCAACAGAAAATCAGCAGCATTGTGCAGATGGGCGCCGGAGCCATTGGCAAGGCGCAGAACATAGCCGGGAAAATCACCGGCGGCATCGGCGGAGCCATTGGCAAGGGCATAGGCGCCATCAGTGGGGCAGCCGGGAACCTTGTGACCGGCACCATTGGCAGCGGCGGCCTTGACCTAATCAGCGCCGTGGGCGGAAACATTGCCAGCCTAACCAGCCGACTGCCCGCAGCGGCAAACCTGATCGGAACCGCATTCGGCCCACTGGCCGGAATCTTCGGCAGCATACTGAGCAGCGCCCTGCCTATCGTGGCGGTGGTAAGTTCCATTATTGCAGTAATAAGCATAATGGGCGACCACCTGGACGACGTGCGGGCGGCCATCGGGAATGTATTCGGAGAACAAGGCCTGGCTGTTTTTGACGGAGCCAAAGCCGCAATCCAGAACGTGGGCGACACCATAGCCCAGGCATTCAGCCCGGAAAAACTGGCTACCGTACGCAGCGCGATCACCGGGATGTTCGGCGAGGGAGCCGGAGCCGCCTTTGACGGCGTAGTGCAGATCGTACAGAGCGTGGTGGGCGTACTGGGGCAGCTGGTTACATTCTCGACCACCTACGTTAAGCCCATTATTACCGAAATTTTCAGTTTTGTGACACAGACCGTCCTGCCCGGCATTATGCAAGCGTTCAGCACCGCAGCCCCCTACATAAGCCAGATTGTAAGCGGGCTGGGCAGCGTGATCCTGCAAGTGGCGACGATGATCGCCCAGGCAATACAGGCAGCCCTGCCGGTCATAATGGCCGTGATTCAAGGCGTCCTGGCGGCGTTCCAGGTGGCCGTCCCGGTTATTCTTTCGGTAGTGCAGAGCCTGGTGGCAAGTTTCCAGACAATCGTTACCAGTATACAGGGCGTCTTTGATGGTTTGATCGCCTTTGTGACCGGCGTATTCACCGGGAACTGGAGCCAAGCCTGGGAGGGCATCAAACAGATTTTCGGGAACGCATTCAACGCCCTGGTTGAGTTGGCGAAAGTACCCATCAATGCAGTAATTTCCCTGATCAACGGTGCCATCGACGGCATAAACAGCCTGACCGGAGGCGGCATCAGCATTCCCGACTGGGTGCCGGTGGCGGGCGGCCAGACATTCAGCCTGAAGCTGAACAAGATACCTGCCCTGGCACACGGCGGCTTCACGCAAGGCGTGAGCATTGCGGGTGAGGCCGGAACCGAGGCCGTTATCTCGTTTATGCCTACGGTACGCAGCGCGAATATTAACACATGGCAGCAAGCGGGCCGAATGCTGGGCGTGAACCAGCAGCAAGCCGCCGCCGTGGCCGGAGCTGCACAACCTGCGGCCAGCGCCAGCAGCGTGGTGGTGATACCTGCTGCCGTGCAGAGCCTTATGCAGCAGTACGCCGGAGCGACGCGGGATGAGGCCCTGGCCTTTGCCGACCGGCAAGTGGAGATGGCGACCGCAGACCCCCTGCCCCTTGCCCTGACCGGCGATGGCGGCAACCCCGGCACCGACACGGAGCCGACGGACGGCGACGACAGACCGTACAGCGCCCCGCAAACCGGTGGCAGCAGCAATGGGAACGGCGGCGCCGTTTACCAGTACGCGCCGCAGTTCATCTTCCAGGGGTCGGCCAACCGCGAGGATGTGGAGGCCGCCAACAAGATGGGCATGACCGAGTTCCGCCGCATGATGGAACAGTATGAGAAAGACAACAGCCGGAGGAGGTTTTGATCTATGGACACGACCTACACGACCCGCCAGGGCGACCAGTGGGATGCCATAGCAAAAAAAGTCTACGGCGACGAAAAGTATGCCGGATACCTTATGGAACAGAACCTACCCCTGCTGGACATTTTCGAGTTTGACGCAGGAACCGCCCTGAACACCCCGGCCCTGCCGGAGGAACAGGACGGCGGCCTGCCGCCTTGGAGGTTCCAATGAGAGCAAGACACGCCAGTGTGTCCATTACCTACGCCCAGGCGAACATTACCAGCGAGGTCAAGGAAGACTGCGAAAGTTTCACCTGGCAGGACGTGGCAGAGGGAGGCAGCGACAGTGTAGACCTGACCTTAATGTGCCTGGACACAAAGTGGCTGGGAAACTGGATGCCCAAAAAATACAGCCGCGTGGACGCTGCCATCAACGTGGAGGACTGGGAACGCGAGGGCGACAACCGAGCCATCAACTGCGGGGCGTACTACCTGGACGACCTGGGTTATTCCGAGACGCCGCTGACCATGAAGCTGGGCGCCGTAAGCACCCCCGTGGCTGCCAGTTTTACCACGACAGAGCGCACGCAGACATGGGAGAACGTGACCCTGCGGCAGATTGCGCAGACCATAGCCGGGCGCAGCGGACTGGGGCTGTACTACGACGGCCCGGATTATACCATCGAACACATAGAACAGACCGACGTGGACAGCAGCTTTTTACTGGACACGGCCAGACGGTACGGCCTGTATATGAAAGTCTACACCGACCGGCTTATTTTATACGACCGCGAGGTCTACAAAGCCGGAGCCGCCGTGCGGACGATCCGGCGCACGGACATGGACAGCTGGAACTGGAACACGACCGTTGTGGGCGCCTACACCGGCGGCCAGATCGACTACACCGACCAGGACAAAGACGCGGACATTCACGCACAGATCGGCACCGGCGGGCGCTGGCTGAAGCTGAACCAAAGCTGCAGCAGCGTGGCCGACGCCGGGGCGCAGCTTGCCGCCGCCCTGAACAAGGAGAATCACGGCGTCACGACTATCAGCTTTAACCTGATGGGAGACCCCGGACTTGTGGCCGGCATGAACGTGGCTGTGCAGGGCCTGGGCAGCCTTGATGGAAAATACTTCCTGGATGAGGTAAACCACACCCTGGACAGCAGCGGTTACAAGACCAGCTGCAAGGCGACGCTTTGCACACCGGCGTTCAACGCCAGCGAGGCAAGCGGCGTGATGACCTACAACCCCAGCCAACACGACACCTATGCCGACAACTACAAAAGCACCTACAAGCAGATTCAGGGCGGCACCCCTGCCACGACTACTGCCGCCAGCAGCAAGGCGGCAGCCAGCGGAACTGCCGGACGTGCCGTGACCCTGAAAAACTGCCCGCTGTACTATACCAGCGTTATCAAGACCAAGAGCAACACCGTGACCGGCACTTACTACCTATACGACGGCATCAATGTAAAAGGTCGCTACCGCATAACAAAGCCCGCCAGCCGCTGCGGGAAAAAGCCCATAGGCAAGAACGTGACCGGCTGGATCGATGCAAAATATGTGACCTAAGAGGGAGGCGCAGAACGTGGCACAGAATGACACCGGCGTCCGCGTGGGGCGCGTATCCTCGATCAACTACCAAGCAGGAACGGCCCGCGTGGTATTCGGCGACAAAGACAGCGCTGTGACCAAGGAAGTGCCGTTTGTTTCCAACAACGAATATAATATGCCGCTGGTGGGCGACCTGGTACAGGTAAGCCACAACAGCAACGGCACGATGGCTGCCACGATACCCGGCAGCACCTGGAACCAGAACAACAAGCCTTATGAGGGCGGACGGGGAATCTTCCGCAAGGAATACTCGAACACGAAAAACAAGTGCTTCGAACGATTTAACGACAACACCGGCGAGTTCATGCGCCGGGTGCCTGGGCTGCTGCTTTACCAGAGCCGCGAGACCTACATGGAAGCCTCCGGCAAGGCGGGTCTGACCGGCGGCGGGGCTGTAACCGTAACCAGCACCGGCGCCAGCGTGGGCGTGCAAGCCAAAAGCGGCGTGGGCCTGAACGCGGGCAGGGACGTGAGCCTGGACGCAGGGGCCGACATTTCCGGCGAGGCTGGCGGCAGTATAAGCCTTTCTGCCGGGAAGAAATGGATGCGCACCATCGGAGGCACCGCCACCGACACCATCACCGGCGCAGCAACCGCCCTATATAAAGCCCGGCGCAGCGTGACCGTGACCGGCGCCGCTGTAGACACATACAAGGGCGCTTGGACAATAGGTGCCAAGAGCCGCGTGAGCGCTACCATCAATGGCAGCCTTAGCCTGATTGCCAAGGCCAGCAGCACCCTGCAGTTTAAGAGCCGCGTGAACGTGAACGTCAAGGGAAACCTGACCCGGACTGTCAAGGGCAAAGTAACCGACACCATCACCGGCGACGTGAAGCAGAGCATCAAGGGCGACGTTCAGCAGAAAATCGACGGAGACGCCAAGCTGGAGGTTACCGGCAACCTGGAAGTCAAGGTGGGCGGCACGACCATCAAAGCAACCAGCGGCGGCAATGTGACCGTGACCGCAGCCGCCACCTGCACCGTGAACTCCCCCATTGTAACGATTGAGGGCGGCACCGGCGACGTGAAGGTGAACGGCATAAGCCTGGTGCATCACAAGCACAAGGACGGCGGCCAGGGCGAACCCGAAAAGTAAAGGAGGCAGACCATGCAGGTGGGCAGTTTCGGCCCGGTCGTTTTTGAGGTAACGGACAAGAAGGTTTTTACCCCGGACAGCCGGAGCCGCACAAACACGAGCAACTGGGCGACCCATGACCGAATCGAGGGGAAAAGCCGGAGCCAATACCTCAGCCCCGGCCTGACGCAAGTGCAGTACAAGGTGCGGATCCGCGCCGACATGGGAATGCGCCCGCAAGCAACCATTGACCTTTTGCACACACTGGCGCAGAGCCGCCAGGTGTACCCGCTTTTTATGGGCGGAGTACCCCAGGCGGTGAACCCTTTCAAGCTGAAAGAGTGCCAGGAAGACGACAGCCTGAGACTGCCGACCGGCGAACTTTTCAGCTGCGAGGCGACCCTCAGCTTTGAGGAATACACCTGAGAAAGAGGGCAAGACCAATGGCAGCACGAATCAACCCACCCAGAGTGGAACTGCCCGCAGACACCCTGGGACAAGACGCAGAAAACCGCAGACGCCGCGTGGCGCTGCTGCTGACCACCCGCGCGGGCGAACAGGGCGGGGCGCGAGACTTCGGCCTGGATTGGAGCGTTCTGGACGGGCCAATCGAAGTGGCGAAAGCCACCCTGCAAGCTGACATAGTGACGAAGATCAACAAATACACCCCGGACGTTGCCGTGGCCCGCATAGAGTGGAGCGCCGACGCGGATGGGAGCCTGACCCCGAAGGTGGTGCTTAAACTTGTCTGACATAGCAGAATTTAAGAATATCCCCGACGTGAGTTTTATCGACTTTTTGACCCTGGAACAGGTTCAAGAGCTTTTCCGGGCCGATTTTATCCAGGCGTACAAGAACGCCACAGGGCAGACGCTGACACTGAACCCCGCCGACCCTATCAACCTGGTACTACTGGCCGAAAGTAACCAGTATTACCAGGCGCTGCAATACGTTGACCGAGCCGGGAAGCAGGACTTGCTGAAATACACCTATGGCGAGTACCTGGACAACATAGCCCTGCGCAGCGGCCTGACCCGCAAAGGCGCAGGAAAGGCTATCACAACCCTGCGGTTCACGCTTTCGGCCACGCGAAGCAGCGCCGTGGCGATCCCAGCGGGAACGCGGGTCTGCACCGGCGACAACGTCTATTTTGCTACCACGGAATACGCCGAGATAAAACCCGCCGCCTTTGCCGCCACGACCCTGCGCTTTGAAAGCACCGGCGAACACGACGACATCGAGATCCCGGCGGGCAGCGTAGCAGCCACCGCCGACGGTGTACGGTTCAAGACTACCCAGGGCGTGACCCTGGCAGCTTGCGCCGCCGCTATGGCGACGCTGCGGTTCACGCTGAGCGCAGCCCGGAGCGAGGCCGTGACCATTTCCGCCGGTACAAAGGTATATGCCGACGTGGCGGCGCGGGCCTATACCTACCCCTTTGTGACCGGCGAGACCGTAACCATTGAGGCCAGCGAGAAAGCGACCACGACGCTGCGGTTCTACCCGAAAGCCGGAGCGACGACCGCCGTATTTGTGCCGATTGGCAGCTTGTACAGCGCCGCCGGGAAAATCTTTGTGACGGACGAAGACCTGGAAGTGGCGCCGGATGACGAATACAGCGAGGTGAGCGCCACGGCGCTGCTGCCCGGATCCACCGCCAACAATGTGGCAGCGGGAACCGCCGTCGCCTGGGCTGCCAGCGGGCAGAATGAAGATGAAAATTATATTTTATCCCCCACCAACAGCGCCCCGGCCATTGGCCGCTGCGTGACCGCAACAACCAGCACCGGCGGCGTGAGCAACCTGACCGCTGACGTGGCGGCTCTGGCCCAGTACGCCGGAGCCGAGGGGAACGGATTCAAGCCCGGAACCATCAACCACCTGCGACCCGCCACCCTGGCGCCCGGCAGCTACACACTGAGCGCCTCGAACACCGACACAAGCACCGGCGGCAGCGGCAGCGCCTATGCGGACGCCCCGGCGGTGGCCGAGGAAGCGGGCGACGCCGCCAACGGCTACAAGCCCGCCCCCGCGCCGGTACGACCGAATGAAAACGGACTGCCGACCGTGACCCTGGAAACGCCGACCGCGAAAGAACAGGGCGTGGCCGTGCTGGTAGACACATTCGAGGGAGTAACCAGTGTGCGCAACCTGACCGAGACCGCCGGAGGATATGGCAGTGCCTATGTGGACGTGCCAGCCGAGGCAGAGGCGCCCGGAGAAAGCGGCAACGGTTACAGCAAGGGCGACGTGAACACACTGGTCAATCCCATCGGTTATATCGGCAGCGTAGCCAACACGACCGAGACCAGCGGCGGCACCGAGGAAGAAGACGACGACGAACTGACAGAGCGTGTCTTCTATGCGCCGGAGGGGTACAGCGTGGCTGGCCCGGCTCTTGCCTACATCAGCCTTGCAAAGCAGTTCCGCAGTGACGTGCGCGACGTTACCGTGGTACGCCCGGAGGGAACCGCCGGAACCGTGGATATTTACATTCTGCTGGCCGGAGGTAAGCTGCCCACAGCCAGCGACCTGGCCGCCCTGCTGGAATTTTTGAGCGATAAGACCCGCCGCCCGCTGAACGACCTGGTGGAATGCAAGGCCCCCACCGAGGTGCCTTATACCATCGACCTGACCTACACCATCGCCGAGAGCGACGCCGCACAGGTCGGCACCATCACCGAGGCGGTGAACCAGGCCGTGACCGACTACGCCGACTGGCAACGCACCATCGGGCAGGACATCAACCCCACCGCCCTGATTGCCAGGGTGCGAGACGCCGGAGCCAAATGGGTGGAGCTGCGCAGCCCCGCCCGCAGCGCAGTGACGAAAAGCCAGGTGCCGAAGCTGACGACGCAGAACGTGGTCTATGGAGGCACCGAAGATGATTAAGCTGACCGATGCCCGCCTGACCGACGCCCTGCCAAAGACACTGGCCGAACAACCCTGGGTGCAAGCCCTGGCCGAGGCCAGCCGAAAGATGCGGCGCCGGGTCATGGCCTACGCAGACCGCACCCGGCTATTCTGCGACATAGACGAAGCCAGCGAGGAAGCACTGGACGCCCTGGCCGTGGAATTGCAGACACCCCTTTATAAAAACGACTACCCGCTGACCGTAAAGCGGCAGATCGTTAAAAACAGTATGCTCTACTACATACGCAGCGGCACACGCGGCGCCGTGGAAGAACTGCTGGCCGACATTTACCAGGGCGCAGAGGTAGAAGAGTGGTTCGAGTACGGCGGCAAACCAAACTACTTCCGCGTTGCTATTGATATAAGCCGGACGACCGTGCCGGTGGCAGAAATGGCCCCGGCCGAATTGGAAAGCTGGCTCTACAGAGTAAAGCGGGCCAGCAGCGCCCTGGAAAGCCTGAGTTATATGATCCGACACGCGATCACCATCGGCTGCAAGGTTGAAGCGTTTCTGCAAAGCCCGCCGGAGTGCGGAACCTTAGAGTGCGGCACCTACCCGGAGGCCAGCACCCTGGGATGGAGTGCCGGAGCCTGGCTGCAGATTGCAGGACGCGCGGACGCCTACCTGGTAAGCCCGCCGGAGTGCGGAACCGTGCCGGAAATTTCGACCGTCGGCTGGAGCATAGACGCCGCCATCAGCCAGGCGGGCAGCGTGGCCGAGGCGTTCGTGATAGAGCCGCCGGAGGCAGGAACCGCTGAGGCCGGAGAAAAGCCGTTGACCGCAACCCTGGGCCAGAGCCTGGAAGCTGGCAGCCAGTACACCGCAAAGGTGGACATTTACCTTGTTACCCCGCCGGAATCGGGCGCAACCGAGTGCGGCGCGGGAATATAAACGCCAACGCGGAAAAGAGGTGAAGACGAAGACATGGCATTTTTTACCGACAAGTTCCTGAACGCCCGCAGAGAAGACCTGCTGCGCCACATCTACCGTTTCCAGTATCAGCTGAACGGCGGCACCTGGTACACCGGCGAGATCAACAGCAAGGAGGTTGTGGGAACGAACGTGGTTGTTTTTGTAAATATGCCCAGCAGCGGGGCGGCCGATACCGTAACCGCCGTGAGGGTCTATGACAACAACGACAGCCTGGCGGGAAGCCAGAGCGTGAACCTGAAACGGCAGAGTTACAACACCGGCTTACTGCGGTTCACGTTCCCGCTGATCGAAGCAACGACCGAATAAAGAGAGGTGAAAGGAAATGTATCAGCGCACATTCTGGCGAGACCGGGCCGTGGATCAGACCGGCCAGGTTATCCAGCACGGCACCCTGCAAGACCAGGCGCACTTCAACAACATGGAAGACGGCATCGCGGATGCGAACCTGGCCGCAGCCCTGCAGAGTTTTTATGACGTACAGACCGGCTATGAGAACGAGGCAGAGGTTCAGACCGTGACCCTGACCGCCAACAGCTACCCCTACCCGTTCTGCAACAGCGAAAAGGCCGTGGCACTGCGCACCCTGCGCAACACTACGAACTACACCGTGGACGTGGACGTGGTAAGTTACGCGGGCGGCCAGCTTGGCGACATTCTCGTCAAGGGCAAGGCCCTGAACGGCTTTAAGCTCCTGAGCGACGGCAGCGCCAAAACCATCACGCTCCGCGTGAAAATTACTGGAGGTATGACCGCATGAACGTAATCGAAATGAACGACGGCCGCAAGGTTGACTATGCCCTGCGCAAAACCAAGCTGACCTTTGCGGACGGTGCCCTGACCATCGACCTGGCCCGCTATCAGCGTGACTACACCGTGACCAAAGACATTATGGCCGACGGAGACGGAAACCTGCTGGTGGGCGCGACTGGCCGCTACTATGTGGCCCAGGTCGAGATTCCGCCCATTGAGTACGAGGAAACCGTGGTGGAGGCAGAACCCATGCCCGCCGCCGAGAGCGAGGGCGAGGGCGAAAACCAGGGCGGCGGCACTGAGACCCGCACGACCGTGGAGCGCACCGCCAAACCGCTGAATACCGACGAAGTCACGCTGCGCCTTTGGAGCGTTGCCGGCTTCGATATCTACTAAGGAGGAAGACACAATGGCAAACAACTGGGAAAACAGCAATCAGGTTCTGCAGGCTATCTGCCCGACCAACGCCCTGAAGCTGGACGACATGAACCAGCCCAGCGTGATGGTTTTTATCCCCGCATTCCGGCTGTGCGACGTCCTCAGCACGAGCGACACGAGCATTCACCCGGCATTTCGCCGCAACGGCGTGCAGAAAGACGGTTTCTGGTTCGGCAAGTTTGAGTCGAAGATGTACAACGGCCGCGCATACAGCCGCCCGAACGAAGACCCGACCGTGAGCATGAACCAAGATCAGTTCGTGGCGCAGACTAAGAGCAAGGGCGAGGGTTGGCACGAAGCCACCAACGCCGAATGGGCAGCCATCGCCCTGTGGTGCCATAAGAACGGCTGTGAGCCATACGGCAATAATAACTATGGCAAGGACGCCCGCGAAACCACCTACAAAGCCCGCAAGACCAGCGACGACAGCGGCAAGACCGGCCGCGTGGCAACCGGCACCGGCCCCGTGACCTGGAGCCACGACGGCACCCTGGCGGGCATCTGGGACATGAACGGCAACGTCTGGGAGTGGGTCACCGGTTTGCGCCTGGTTTACGGCGAGATTCAGATCATCGCCGACAACGACGCCGCCGACAACAGCTGCGACCTTTCCGCCAGCAGCACGGCCTGGAAAGCTATCCGTGCCAGCGACGGCGCCCTGGTTACGCCGGACGGCAGCGGCACCACCGACGGAACCGTCAAGATGGACTGGATCAGCAACAAGTGCGTATACAGCACGACCATCACCACCAAGGCGGACACCTACCGCAGCTGCTCGTTCAAGGATGTGACCTGCGACAGCACCATCGGAGCCGCCGCCAAGCTGCTGCTGCAAGCCCTGGCCATGCTGCCCGACACCGCCCTGACCGGCGAAGGCATCGACGCAAGCTATGGCGGCGACGGCTTCTGGTTCAACAACGGCGCAGCCGAGCGTTGCCCCTGTCGCGGTGCGGGCTGGGGCAATGGCGGCTACGCTGGCGTTTTCAGCGTCGGCCTGTACTACCCGCGCTC